AAAGACACGCTACACGCTACTATTATTTTTGCCGATTATGGTAAAAAAGTAAGTGTAAATTGTGAGCAAAAGATGAATAAAGTAAGCGGTACAACCACCGGAGTAATTACCACTATTAAAGGTAAGGTATGGAGTGCAGATAGTTGGATATCAATAGTTGCTGATACAAACAACGTAACCGGTACAAATTATAGGGTACAATTAGGTACAACCACCGGAGCACGTTACCGTTATTTTGCAGTGTTTACAGAGGTTAATACTACCGGTAAAATATTAATTACCGATGAGAATTGCAAGTTTTATTTTGAGCAATAACAGTTAAAAACATCATAAAATGAGAAATTTAGCACGACTACCAGAAGCTGAGTTAAAAAGAAGAGCCAAAGAACTTTACTTTGACAAAAACAAAAACATCAAAGTAATTTTTGCTGATGAGTTTGGCCGCTTTTCTTATAGCAAAGAAGCTCTTATTGAGCAAAACGAACAATCAACAGGAGTGTTTGAGATTAACGCCGGTGCTTTGAAAGAAGACAAAACGGCAGTTACAGATAAAAAGCCTGTAGTTAAAGAATAGTAAAAAGGGGGCTTAAAACACCCCTTTTTTTTTAACAATTAAAATTAAAAATCATGGCATTAAAAAATGATATAATTGTAACGCTTTCAGATGGCGGGATAGGCCGATTAGCATCGGGTAAAGACTATTACACCGGCGTTATTTTTCAAGGCACAAAGCCAGTAGGTTATGGAGCTGACAGTATTAAGCGGGTGTATTCGCTTGCTCAATCTGTTTCTTTTGGCATTACTGAAGCTGCTTACCCGGTTGAGTATTACCACATTCAGGAATACTTTAGAGTATTGAGCAAATTCAATGTTTCTGCTTTCTTAGATGTAATGTTTTCAGCAATTGGCACCGGCTTATTTGACGGTTCAGAAATTACAACTATTTGCCAAAATGCAAATTACGAATTACGTCAAGTTGGTGTGTTTTTGATTGACCCTTTTGCATCAGGTTTTGTAACAGCTGCGAACACAAAAGCGCAAGCCTTAGATGATGCAGGTTATCCGGTTTCAGTTGTTTTGGCCGCTGACTTTGCGAACTTTACAACTCCAACCGACTTAAAGGCATTGGATAAAAAATGGGTATCTGTTTGTATCGGCCAAGATGGCAATGGCATTGGAAACACCTTATTTGGTTCAGAGGGTTACTCAATTACTTGCTTAGGTGCAATGTTGGGAACTGTAGCCAGTGCGAAAGTAAGCGAAAACATTGGTTATGTAGAGAAATTTGATGTTTCAGGCACAACCGAGTTACAAACATTAGCATTATGCGATGGTACTTTGATTAGTACTCTTACAGATGCGCAAATTGACACGTTAAACGATAACGGATACACCTTACTTGTTAAACGCCGAGTTGCCGGTTCGTATTTTTATGACGATTCAACCGCCGGAATTGAAACGAGCGATTATACCTATTTATCGAATGTACGTTCAATTTCAAAGGCTAAACGCTTACTACTTCAATACCTTGCACCATTGCAAAACATGCCGTTGTTTGTTGATGCTAGTACTGGATTAATGAACGAGCAAACAATAGGTAAATTTACAGCCAAATGTACTGAAGCGTTAAACAACATGGCAGTTAACCAAGAGATACAAGTTGACCAAACAACCGGAAGAATACCGACCGATGCCATTAGCATCGACCCAACGCAAAACGTATTGACTACTGGTAAAGTGGCAATAGTTGTAAGGGTTCAACCTATTGGAGTTGCTCGCAAAATAGATATTAATTTAGGTTTTACCGTTAAAAATAGTTAATCATGGCAAATAAAACAGCAAATATATTAGGTCAGGAATATTCCTTTACCGATTCAACCCTTACAATTTTAGGGGTTGAATTATTTTCTTGCACTGCTTTCACAGCAACAGAAACTCAAGCCAAAGTAAACAACAAAGGCATGAGCAATAAGCCAATAAGTCGTGGCCGCCAATCCAAAGAGTACAGTGTTTCAATGGATTTATCTTTGAAAGATGTTGAGCGTATTAAACAGCTTATTCCCGGCGGTTCGCTTAATGATATGCCGGCCAACATTGCAACGCTTATAATTGATAACGGAGTTGATTCAAAAACTTCAATTACCTTATTGGCATTTGAGTTTGGTTCTGATGGTATCGAATTTGCAGTTGATGATACCGAAGCTCGCAGAACTTACGAGGGCATTTGTTCGGATATTATTTTCTTGAAACTTTAAAAAAACATAAATTATGAATTTTGAAATTTTGGACACAACAACCAAAGAAGAATTAGAAGCTCGTAAAAATGAATTAATTGCCGGCGGTGAAAATGCTGAATTAGTACAATTGGATTACGAAATTGCATTAGAGCAGTTAAAAACATCACAAAAGTACGGTCAAGCTATTAAGAATCACAAAAAAATGAATATACCAACGTATATTTTAAGTTGTGAAAGCGGACAAAATTGCCTACTTAGAGAGCCAACAGTTCAAGAAAGTAATTCAGTTTTTCATATTATTTACGGTGTAGGGTGCGAACCTGATTTAAATAAAGCTGGCAAAATACTTGTAGACAAATGCTGGATAGCCGGAGATGCTGAAATTAGAAAAGATTCAAATTTAATGTCAGAGGTTGCAATGGCTTTTGTTCACATGGCTAATATTAAGCGAGCCGAGATAAAAAAAAACTAAGCGAATTAGTAGAAGATAACAAAAGCGGAGTTACCATTGTAGAACATTATAATGCGTTGCTTCGCTTTTATTTTCATGTAAATGCAGAAAAAATGCAAGATGATGAATATTTAATGGCGGTTAAACAACTAATGTATGCCCTTGAATTTGACGGAATACGACAAAGTACCAACGGAAAAATTAAAAGATAATGAATGTCGAGCAATATGTAATTGAACTTAATGATAAATTCTCCGCCGAACTTAAAGGCATAAAAAAGGAAATGGAGAAATTTGACAAAGAAGTCAAAAAAACAGAAAATTCATTTTCAAGTTTAAGCAAAAAAGTTGGTGCGGTTGCTTTGGTTGCAGGATTGGGTAAGTTGACAATGGGAGCTGTTAAGCAGGCTGGTGCATTTGAACAAACACAAATAGCCTTTGAAACTTTCTTGGGTTCAGCAGAAAAAGGTAAGGCATTATTTGCAGACCTTAACAAATTCGCAAACGAAACACCATTTAACAATGAAGAGGTTTTGGCCGCTGGTAAATCAATGTTATCAGCAGGGGTTGCTGCTGAAGATGTTGCAAAAAAATTAAGAACTATTGGTGATGTTGCATCCGGTGCTGGTGTTCCTTTGACTGATATGTCAAGTATTTACGCAAAAGCAATGAATAAGGGCAGGGTACAAGCGGAAGAGCTTAACCAATTAGCTGAAAGGGGCGTTCCTATATTGGATGAATTTGCGAAAATGTTTGGAGTTACCAAAGCTGAGGTAATGAAGATGGGTGAAAAAGGACAATTAACATCTGATTTGCTTGAAACGGCCTTTGATAACATGACAAAAGAGGGGGGGAGGTTTCACAACTTAATGGCAAAACAAAGCAAAACAACATTAGGGTTAATGTCAACTTTAGAAGGTGAAACCCAGCTTTTAAATGCTGCTATTGGTAAGAAATTAAAACCATCAACCGATAGGCTTGTAATGTCAATGTCTAACCTTGTAAGGCAGGCAACAAGTTACTTAGATACAGAAATGGAAGATAACATTCAAAAAGAAAGAATGGAGGTTACTAAATTGGTATCTGAGTTACAATATGGTGAGCCGACAAGAGAAAGGCAGGTTGAAATATACGAGGAACTTAAAAAAATAAGTCCAGATATTGTTGATGGATTAGACAAAGAAAATATGAACATGGATAAACTTAATTTAAACCTCGAAAAATACAACGAAAATGTATTAAAAAGGCTTAAATTGATTAGAATAGAAAAAAAGGAAAAGCAACTTTCACTAAAGGAAGACAAGGCGGGAATGTCTCTTTTGGATGTTGAAGATGAATTGGCAAGAAATGCAAAAGGGTTTAACGAAGAAGATTACAAAAAAGCATTAGGATTGATAAAAAGAAATGATGTTGCAGGGCTTCAATCACTTTTAACTAAGGTTGGGCCTCAAACTGTTGGAGGTGCTGCAATTCGTAAAGCAATGACAAACCTTAGAAAATTAAAAGACATTGCACAGCAGCGAGCTGATTTAGAGCAGCAAAAAGAATTATTAGGAGGTAATGAAATTAAAAAACCAACATCACCAACGTCACCAATATCACCAATAAAGCCAAAAATTGACAAAAAGGACATTGAATCACAAATGGCAACAATAACCGGAGCTGCTCCAAAGATTTTCAACATAAACATTGAGAAATTACAAGGAATAGAGAATTTTATAAACTCAAAAGCATCGGTAAAAGAATCAAAAGAAGATATTACAAAGGTATTAACCGATGTAATGTTAGGCATGTTGGCTGATGTACAAATTGCGAGGGGTTAATTATGTTAGTTGTGTTTCAGAATATCATCATTTATGATGGGGTAAGTGGGGTTGCTAAGTTGCAACTCCCTTACTTTTCCGCTGTTGAAATTAACACCTCACGAAATAATTTAACGGATACTTGCACCGTATCATTTCCGCAAAAAATAAGCCAATCGGGGCGGAGAATTTCAGATATGATACAGGTAAATGATAGGGTTGAGGTTCAATATGGTTACGGAAAATTAACTACTGAATTTGTTGGTTATGTTACCGGAATTGAGCCTAAATATAATTGCGTTGTAACGTTGGAAAATGATGCATGGTTGTATAAAAAAGACACCATCGGCAAAGATGTTATTTTGAAAAATACAACATTCGATGCGCTAATTAAAGAAATTTACACTGGCAAATATTTAACGATTAAGGAAAAAATAGGAAATTGGGCAATTTCAAAAGATGCTACATTATTGGATGTGTTGGATGAGCTTAAACAGAAATTCTCATTGCCTTGCTATTGGCAGAATGGCATTCTTTACGTTGCGTATGAGTTTGAAAAATCAGCAAAAACAACAATAAAATGTGATGTTAATGCTAATGTGTTGCTGGGTACTGATAACATTACCCTATCTCGTAGCGTTGATGTTGGAGTAGTGTCACAAGGTACTTCACCGCAAAAAGACGGTACAACAGTAAACGTTTACTCTTACTATAAAAATGGTATATCAAAAGAGATTATTTCCACAACTCAAAAACCAAGAAGCGGTAGTTTAAATAATTTCTCGTTGCCCGGTTTGACTTTCAAGGAATTAAAGGCATTGACTGAAAGACGTTTGCCAAAATTATACAGCCAAAGCATTAGCGGAGAAATTACAACTTACGGTGAGCCCTCAATTCAATTCGGGGATGCAGTTAGTTTTTTTGACAGGTTAAATCCTGATATTAACGGCGTTTACGATATTGTTGAGGTGGTAAAAACTTGCAGTGTTACAGATGGAATAAGACAAGTAATAAAAATTGGTGAAAAAATTGCTAATAATTAGTATATTTGAAACATGGATATATCACTAAACGAAATATTTAACACACTTGTTAAAAAGTCATTAAAACGAGAGAAAATATATGCTACTTTGGGCACTGTTCAAAGCGTTGCGAGTGATGGCTATGTAATTAAACCGAATGATGGAACACCGTTAATTAGTGTTAATCGGTTAGGCAATGAAACTATTGAAATTATACCCGCTATTGGTAGCTTAGTTTTAGTTGTTTGGAATGATTCAACAAATGCTTATACTATGTTAACATCGGGGGTTAATGATGTTATAATAAATACAGGCGTCAATGGTGGTATGGTAAAGGTTTCAGAGCTTACAACTAAATTAAACAACTTAGAAAATGATATTAACGATTTAAAAAGCATTTTTTCAAGTTGGACACCGGTGCCGAGTGATGGAGGATCTGCGTTAAAACTATTATTAACACCTTACTACGGCCAAACATTGACACCAACAGCGCAAAGCGAAA